ATTAACTTCAATCTCTGTCAAAGAGTATTTATGGAACTGCATGAGAGCGAAGTTAATACGGAAATATGACTCAAGATCAATATGAGCCATGATTAGCCGAAAAAACTGGTTAGTCCCTCCAGAGTTACCGTATTTTCTACTTTAGTATTTGGATTTACTACTGTAAAAGTGTGAGACAATTTGGGCATTGTCTCAAAAAACTTTTCAATCTTTTTAAATTGATCTGCGTTCATACTTTCAATAAACTCAATCAATTCCTTTTTAGTTACATCTGCAGCTGCCCAAGCTTCTTCTGCAGTAAAAATAGATTCAATACAAGAAGAGATAATATCAAAGGACTTTTCAATCGTTGATACAGACTCTTGAGTTGTAAAATCAAAATTATTTTTAATGAATTGATCCAATGAAGGATATTTCATTTTAATCATGATTTGATCATCAATTTTTATTTCTGTAGAGTGTTCTTCATCTTTTTGGACTTGGATTTCATCTACAAAAATTTTAACGGGAACCTCGGTGGTTCCATCATCAGAACAAGTTACAATTAAATCTACAGATTCTCCTACCGATTTTCCTCTAACGTTTAAGAAAATATATTCAATGTCGAAAGATGGCAACTCTTCTACTTTGATTCCTTTTGTTAAAATACAATCTTTTAGAACTGATTTAATCGCTAAAGTAATTTGTTTAATGTCTTGACTTTCTAAAGCTAAAATTAGAACTTTTTCTTCTTTTACTAGAAATGGTCTATATTTTACAGGTTTTCCAGTAGAAGGCAATTTGAGCTCATAAGTTGGTGTGGCAATCTTAGGTAATGGCATATAATTATATAATCAATTAAATTTATTTAGAGTGGTTTAAAAGACGGAGAAAGATCAATCCCAGAGTTAACTCCATATGTTGGATTTGTAAAGTATTCTGGAGCATTACCCCAAGAAATAGATGGAGTTGTAAGGCTTATATTTTCTCCACCATCAGTTATGAATGGATTTTCATAATTATTCTGTCCAGTTCCGAAGTGATTTAAAATTACATAACGATCATAATTGAAACTTACTGTCGTTTTTGTAATTGTACTACCTTCATAAGTGACTGGTAATGCAGTTAAATTTGTTGGGAATGAATTGATAAATTTATAAGTCATCATTGAAGGAGTTCTTGTGACATTTGCAGTATTTGGATCTACATAAATGTCTCTTTCAAATTTAGTTATCGCTAAATCTCTCTTATATGTTTTTGGATATCTAAATCTAAAGAATTGTTCTGAATCAAATTGCCCAACTCCACCTCTAGGATTACCTGATGCTAGTTTACCTTTTGTATTGTAGAGTGGATTTATAAAATTCATCCATTCTTCAAATAGACGAATAATACCATATTCTGCATCAACATAGAATGTCATTGTGACTTCTGGAAAATCTCTCCGATTTGGAAATCTTTCCACAACTCCTTGTCTACTTCCAGTCTCTTCGAACATACTAAATGATGCTCCTGGAAGAGCAGTTTCATTGCACATAAATTCATAACGAAGAGAATTTAAATACGAAGTATTGCCATTGAATAGGTTTGATCCCAAAACTCCACAAGTAACTAACCAAGCATTAATATCGGAATCTGAGTTTGTAATTGGATATGTATCGCCAAGAAATAAAGTAACTTTAAATTGGCTTGTAACAGATAGTTCACCAAATAATTCACTAACTCCAGGTAAAGCCGCACGACCATCATTAGTATTTCTAGGCAGAGTCATCCTTGTATAGATTGGATCTATTCTATACTCGTTTGAAGGAAAATCTGGCCTAAATGGTTCAGCCATCTATAAATATTACTTAAGGATCTATAGTATGTATATGAGTTATAAGGGAAAATACCGACCAGAAAACCCCAGAAAATATAAAGGTGATCCCACAAATATTGTCTATCGTTCTTTGTGGGAAAGAAAGTTCATGAGATATTGTGACTTAAATGAAAATGTGAATCAATGGCAATCTGAGGAATTTTGGATTCCTTATCTTTCTCCTTTGGATAACAAAGTTCATCGTTACTTTCCAGATTTCTTTGTAAAGTATAAAGATAAAAACGGAAATACCCGAACAGTGGTGATTGAAATAAAACCCAAGAAAGAATTACAAATGCCAGAACAAAACCCTAAGAGAAGAACAAAAGCATGGGCATACAAGGTCCAAACTTGGGTTAAAAATCAAGCAAAATGGAAAGCAGCGAAAGAATTCTGTGCAGATCGCAATTATGAGTTCCGAATCATGACCGAAGAGGATCTAGGAATATGAAAGACATTCCATATGAAAAGGGAAAAGGTATTGGCGATCAAATCATAAAAGAAGCCGGAAAGAAAAATCGTAGTGGAGATTGGTATTCTGGTAGACTTAGACAAGTATTGGGTGAACTTCAAGAAATAGATATAAACTTACAGGATACTGGTGGAATTGAAGTTGGAAGAATGTATTTCTTCATTTATGGAGCAAGTACTAGAGAACTTACCTTCTTTGATAGACAACCACTCGTGTATATTACAGAGGTTAATTATAGTCAAAACTACTTTATTGGAATAAATTTACATTATGTTGGAAGGCAATATAGGGAGGGCCTTGCAAAAAGCCTAATAAATAAGTCAGATACCGTAGGTATACCTCGTAATACTATTCATCGTTACTTTTTTTCTGGAGTCGCTGGAGGATTTTTAAGAATTCCAGAAAAAGATTGGCCCTCCGTTGCACTATTACCCACTGAAAAATTTGTTGATATGAGAGGTCAATCTTTCCCTAATCACAAAGCCTGGAGCAAATCTTAAGTGGCGTATACAAACGTTAAATCCCCATTAGTTACTAAAAACGGTGTTTCATATAATCTGCAATATGATCCAATCACTGGGTATGTCCAAATTATTCAACAAAACGCTCCTTCAGGAACAAAACCTATCTATCAAGATGGGCAATGGAATGTATCATCTACTTCATTAGGATTCACTAATAACGAAAAAAGTCAATTACATACACAAACAATTATATCAGTTCAAGCAGCATATAGAAAAGTTGGTGGAGTTACATCGGGGTCAAAATTACCACAATGGGCATCTGAAAATTTTACAACTGGGTCTCCTGGACAATCATCTGTTACACCACAAAATGCTGTTTCTGGAACTGTAGGTGGATTGGGTGGTTCAAGCACAAGAAATAATAGTGGAACAAGAATAACTAATGCAGCTAGTGCTGCTGGTTCTGGGTCAATTCCTGGTAGCGGTGGATCAGGATCAACAAGTTCTTCAGCTGATGGAGGAGTAGGTGGTGGCGGGGGAGTAGGTTCCTTGTATGGGTTCTTACAGAATCCCGCTGAAAGTTATAAAAACTTTGCGGTTAATGGTGCTAACTTTGGAGTAAAAAACGAAAAAGAACTGTTTAGTGGAGAAATGAAATATCCTGAAGATTTAATGACTAGTCTTCAAGATCATTTTGCAATTTCTCAATACAGATATCGACCATCTAAAGCTAGTTCTATTTTTGGAGGTACTGCTGAGGCCGTTCAAACTTTATCAAAAGGAATCCAAACAGTATCAAATTTATCTGAAATTATTGGAACAGTATTTCTTCCCATGCCTAATAGTGTTGCGGATAGCAATAATGTTAGTTGGGGTGAAGATTCGATGGGAAATATCGCGGCTGCAGTTGCTGCACAAACAATGGGGAACGCTAAGGCTTCCGCTTTGACTGCTGCAGGTGGTGCGGCGATTGGGGGCCTCCTTGGTGCCGGAATGGAGAAAGGTGCTGGAGCCGCTATGTTGGGAAAAAATCTATTTCAATTAATTAAGGATGGAGCCGTAAGTGAAGAACTAGCGATGTTAATAGGAGGTGAGGGAGTTTCGAGATTATTAAAAATGCAAGGCATGGGTGTTGAAGCCGAATCAATTCTCGCAAGAGGAGCAGGAATTGTTCCAAATTCGAATCTAGAATTATTATACAATGCACCAACACTTAGAAGTTTTACCTTTAGTTATAGATTATCTCCAAGAAGTGCAGAAGAAGCTGCAATGGTTAGAAGAATCATAAGATTCTTTAAACAAGGAATGGCAGTTAAAAAAATGTCAGGTAAATCTGGACAATCATCCTTTTTCTTGGGAAGTCCAAATGTTTTTAAATTAG